CGGGAGTTCCCGGCCAAGTTGGGCGGCAAACAGGCAGCCCCCGCTACGGCAGCCCGGCAGCCGTCCAATCCGACCATCCAGAATCGGTCGACCCCGGCCCCCGCTTCCGGCAAGATTCGAGTTGTACTTACTGAGGCTGACCGTCAGATGGCCCGTCAACTTGGTATTACTGTCGAGCAGTATGCCCGCGAAAAGGCCAAGACTGAAAAGGCTCAGTCCACCGCAAATCAATATACGGAGATTCTGTAATGCCCCGCATGAAGGCCGGCCCGGCCTCTGACAACTCTATTGACGATCCACTTGAAATTTCTCTGGAAAGCGAGTATACTCCTCCCAATGCGCTAGAAATCCCTCCCATGCCGGATACTGACCAGTACGCTTATCGCTGGATTCGGTTTCGGGCAGGTAGGGAAGAAGACTATAACAATGTCTCGGCGCGACTTCGAGAGGGTTGGGCATTCGTTCCACTGGAAGAAGTTCCCGATGGATACGTTTTCCCCGGTCTCGAAAGCAAGATTTCTGCGTTGGCGGGTGCAGCCATCAACGGGGACCTCGTCCTCGCAAAGCTACCTCGACGGAAAGCGGAAGCCATCCAAAAGTGGGCCGAAGATCGGGCCATCAAAGCGGAGCAGGCTTTCGATCTGAAGACGATCAGCTATGAGGACGGCGGCCGGCAGGTGCAGTTTGCTAACGAAGGTTCCAAGCGTTTTTCCCGGGGGCGACGACCCTCGTTCGGATAACAGATAGAAGGAGGATAGAAGGTGCCGCAGTCTTTTGCACCGTTCGGTCTTCGCGCCATTGCTGCCCTCGGCACGCATGGCAACGAAGTCCGCGCTTATCCGCTTCCCAACGGCTCCGCGTGCCCCGACCTCGGTAAGGGCTCTCCGGTCAAGCTGTCGGGCGGCGTTATTACTTCGGTTGGCACGGGCGGCGGTCCGCTGCTCGGTGTGGCGGCTGGCTTCGCGTGGATCGACCCCACGACCAAGCAGCCCCAGCTTAAGAACTCGATCCCGGCCGACACGTCCTCGGCTGGCCTGTACGACGGTTCCGACCGTCCGACGGCCTACATCGTGGACAACCCGTTCGCGCTGTTCCTGATCCAGGCTGATGCCTCCGTTACGGCGGGCGACCTTGGTCTGAACTTCGATGTGACGGCGTCTGGCGGCGATGTCAACTCGGTGTACGGCACGTCGCAGTACACTCTGGACGCTTCCACCCGCACCTCCGCCATCAACACGGCGGTGAAGCTTGTGGGTCTGGCCAACATTCCCGACAACAACTGGGGCGATCCGTTCCCGGTGCTGGTCGTGAAGCTGAACGGCCCGATCCTCCAGCAGGTCTCGGCGGCCTAATAGGGGGATATAGACAATGACTATTTTGACTCGCGCTCAATTTGCGAAGCAGCTTGTTCCGGGCCTCAATGCCATCTTCGGCACGGCCTACAAGAGCATCGACAATGAGCATACTCCGCTGTTCGACGTCGAGCGTTCTGACCGCTCGTTCGAAGAAGAAGTGCTGATGACGGGCTTCGGTACGGCCCCGGTCAAGTCTGAAGGCGATCAGGTGTTCTTCGACACCGCGTCTGAAGCTTGGACGAGCCGCTACACCCACGAGACCGTTGCGATGGCGTTCGCCATCACCGAAGAGGCTATCGAGGACAACCTCTATGGCACGACCGGTAAGATGAAGGCGAATGCCATGGGCCGCGCGATGGCGAATGCCAAGCAGGTCAAGGCTGCCAACGTCTACAACAACGGCTTCTCCGCTAGCTCGCTCTACGCTGGTGGTGACGGTCAGCCGCTGTTCTCGACTGCGCACCCGACCCTCGCGGCCGGCACTCAGTCCAACCGCGTTAGCTCGGACCTGTCCGAGACCGCCCTTGAGTCCGCGCTGATCACGATCTCGCTGACCAAGGACGACCGTGGCCTGCTGATCGGCGCTCGCGCCGTGAGCCTGCACATTCCTCCGCAGCTTCAGTTCGTTGCTCACCGCATTCTGTTCTCGGACCTCCGAGTCGGCACGGCGGACAACGACACGAACGCCATGAAGGACATGGGCCTGTTCTCGAAGGGCTACACCGTCAACCATCGGTTCACGGACCCGAACGCTTGGTTTATCCGCACGGACGTTCCGAACGGCACCAAGATGTTCATCCGCGCCCCGCTGGCGACGAAGGAC